CTTGTGGCTATGTCTCAAGATGATGAAGTTGCCCCTCTAGTTAACTTGGTTCCTCAAGACCTTCCTGGCGATGTTTACATGTTTATCGCAGAGAAGACTTGGGAAAGCCTTGAAAACAAAAAGAGCAAGTTAGAACCAGAAACTATTAACAAGTTTAATGATGTGTTTCAAACAGCAACAAAGCTTCAAAAGGAGTATCAAGAAGCACCAGACAAGTCTGAAAGAAAGGCTCTAGCGTTTCAAGCAGCTCAGACTTGGCGTAATCAAAACAGAGGCTTGCGAGAGAAACTTTTTCCTGTTTACTGGACAAACATTCAGGACAAGAAAATCCAGCGTAAGACTGTAAAGCGTAACGTCATGACACTAGGTTATGGTGGCACGGCCTACGGTATGGGCCAACAGGTGATAGAGGACACAAGGGATATCTCCCCTTATCTAAGGGACAAAGAGCATCTCTGGGGTGCCCTCCTGGGATCCCTCGTGTATCAAACTTGCTATCAGGAGCTGAAGGGCCCTGCACGTATGCTAAGACTGTTCCAAACTCTTGCTGAAAGAGCTAACGAAAAGAAAGTATACTTGACTTGGGTTTCACCTGTGACTAACTTCCCTGTGTTTCAGGCTTACCGAAAACCAACGACTAAGAGAACCGAGTTAAAATACGGTGAAGAGCTTCTTAAAGTTCAACTGCAGGTTTGGGAAGAAACTACTCTTAATGAAAGTAAACAGAAGACAGGTGCTGCACCGAACATTGTGCACAGTCTAGACGCTGTTCACCTAACAATGTGTATCCACGATGCGGACTACACTACAACCGTTGTCCATGACTCTTTTGGTTGTCATGCTGGTAATATGAATCACATGTTTTTGCACGTTAGGCAGAAGTTTGTTGAGTTATACCAAGCAGAGCCGCTAGAAGATATCCTAACACAACTAGACGCTCTCGACTTATCTCCTCAGAAAGGAACACTAAATGTCGAATCTGTACTCCAATCCGATTTCGCTTTTGCGTAAGACTATCAAGATCAAGTTTGAAGATCTAGAAGAACTTGCTTATGTCCAAGCAGTAGATTCGGGAGGTGAATACCTTGAAGTAATTGTAAACCCAGATCAAACAGATGAAGAGTTCTACGCAGAGCTGTATCTGGAGGATGAGGGCAAAGACTGGGATCTCGTTGAAATCCTTGACTAAATAATACCTGACGCTAAAGAACAATAATGTTCCTTATCGAAATACTAGAAACAAACCAAGAGGAAATCTATAATGGCTATCGTAAAAAATGTTGAACTGTGGTGGGTAAAAGTTGATGCAGAGCGTCCTGTAAAGAACGTGGATCCTAGCAAGCCAGACTACTGGGAAGTACAGCTTCGTACCACTGATAAGGCCGCAGCAGCAGCTTATGCCAAAGAAAGCATTAACTTCAAACCGCTAAAGCGCATTGTTAAAGATGCTAGTGGCCAACCGATGTTGGATGACTTTAACGAGAAAGTTCGTGAAGTTGTTAAGTGTGAGAAAACAGGTAAACCTTACTTCTCTGTTAATGTTCGTAAGAAAGTAACTAAGGCGGATGGGTCTGCACAAAACCCTGTACAACTAGTTGGTGGCGATCTCACACCAATCAACGCAAAGGAAGTTGGTAACGGTTCTGTTGCTAACGTTCGTTTGTTCCAGTATGACTACACCTACCAAGGTAAAGAAGGTCGTGCGAACATGTTGATGGCAATTCAGGTAACTAACCTACTGAAGTATGAGCAAAAGCCACAAGAGGACGCCTTTGAGATGACTGAGATGAAGGTTATTACAATTGGTGATAACCAAGTTAGCGACTCCCTGGACGACAACGACGATCTAGACTTTTAATAGAAACACCTAAGCATGTGTATAAACTGCTTTTATTATCAAATACGGCAACCAAGAGGTAACACTATGACAAACTTTAATAAGATTTACACGAAAAACCGCCGTACAGATGGCAAACTCATCAAGTACACTATCTACAATGCTTCAAAAAACAACAAAGTATTGTTTCGGGGTGAGAGCCACATACTGACTAGAGAAAACATTATTGCATGTAAGCGTGAGGAGATTACAGCAGGGTTATCAGAGGACTACCCTCTAACTAAGGCAACAAGCTGGATGTTAGAAATCGCAATAGCAAAGGCTAACAACGAAGTAATCAAAGTTCGATTTGAAGAAGAGGAGTTGTTTTAATGAAAATTGCCGAGTTAGGATTCTTTCACACTCCTGCCGACTGGGACGAACTCCACAAATGGCTTGATAACTTAGATAGTTCAGAAAAAGCAATGGCTGGTATCGCTGCTGTAATGGCTTGGAACTTGGCAGCAAGCATCACAAATAAGGAGGAAGAAGTATGAACTTACTACGAGGTGTATACCTGGCTGGCCCAATGGCTGGCTTCACTGGTAAAGAAATGAAAGGATGGCGGGACGTTGCCACAGAACAACTAGAGGCAGCTGATGTTCCTTGCCTTGACCCTACTCGCCGTATTAGCTTCCATGAGCAAAGCTTGGATGACAACGGGCTATCAGACAACATCGCTAACCGCATCTTCCGTCAAGACCTTCGTGACATTGCTCGTTGTGAAGTACTCTTGACAGACATGCGAGACCACCCTCACGCTAAAGCACAAGGAACAGCGGCAGAGGTTATGTTCTCACACATGAAGAATAAAATCATCATCATGTTCAAGAACCCAGAAGACAAGTTAAACCCGTTTATGACAGCTATGGCTACTGAAGTGCACGATTCTCTTCAAGACGCTATTGACGCTGCTATCGACTATTCTTTATAAGGAGTACTACAAATGAGATATAAAGGCTTAGAAATTCTTCGGTTCTTTATGATGGACCGAGACAACTTAGACGACCCTCAAGAGATGCTTAACGACCCCTTATTTTACCAACCAGAAGGAGAACCTCATCTTTATATGTCAGCACATTCTATGAGAGACATGATAAACATTGTTGAGTGCATATCTGGACGTATTGGAGGTTACTCTAACCGAATCGTTTGGTATGTGGAGTTATTTCCCCTTACAGGGCAGCTAGTTGAGGTTCTAAACTATAACGACATAGATGATTAAACAAAAGGAGGGCGACTAATGTCTAAACTACTATCTGAAAGAGAACTACTTGGGCTTACTCTTGAGACTATTCTTGGTTGGGCCAAGGAAGAAATAGAACTAAACGAGGGGGTCGAGGAAGACCTTGAGTGGCGCTACGCAGAGATCGTAGACAGCTACTTAGAAAACCTAGAAGCAAAATTGCAAGGAAAATAAAGATCAGCGTATTTGGAATGAAGTAGCAGGAGGTTAACATGCAACAACGTGAAACTTACTATGAAGTTTGGTTAGGGAATCAGCTTGACTTCAGCAGCCCCTCCTTGAAAGTTTGTTTAGACTCAGCTAGAAATGCTCGAAGCAGGGATTACGTAAAAGTATACAAAGTAACCCTATTGGAAGAAGAAGTGGAATACTAAATGAAAGTAGCAGTTTACTGGAACCTACACAAGAAAATCTTCTCAATTCAGTCCCGTGAGACGAGTGATTACGGAAAAGTTATCGCTCATAAAGACTCAGTAGTAGTAGCCCTACCTAAGTTTGTCGTAAGGCAAGCAGGACGAGACCAGGTTTTACAAGACAAAAAGAAAAATGTTCATGCCTTCGTGGTGGGGCATTTAACAGAAGCAAGGTTTCTTTCTTCTGGCAACCCTTTCCTTGTATCCTATAATCCCTACAAAAACAACAGCTTTGTGTTAGCTGACACTAAAGAAGAGATCCTCTCTGCAGCAGTAGCTGTTTTGAGTATGCAAGGAAGACACCCAATTATAGAGGCGTATGTATAATGTTAAAACTAAAAGGTTTGAAGTTAGATGATCTGTTTGAAGAGAGAACCGCTATACTAGAGTATGATGCTGGTTTTAGTCGTTATGATGCTGAACAAAAGGCAGCTCAGGCGATGGGATTCGCTAACAAGGCAGAACTTAAAATGAAAGTACAGGAGCTTAAGGCAGGAGAGTACAATGACGCCAACATATAAGGTTTTTGACAAGACAGGAGAAGCAATTCTTATAACAGATAGTTTTCAAGGTGCAATAGACATGTGGAGTAGTTTACTCCCAAGCTCTATGGTCTATGCTGTTGCAGGTAAGAAGGCAGAGTATCTGAAATCAAGAGAATCAATTAAACAATGGGCGGACTGGCTAATGCTAAACAACTACAACCGAGTGGAACGTCGTATTATGAATGAACTTATGCAACAAGAGGAAGATGGCATGAAGATTGTTGAACCAGAAACAGGTAACTTTGGTTATATGGAGTACCTTGCTAAAGAAGACAGCTTCCGTGATGAAATACCTGCCTTAATGGGTAAGGTGTTTGGTGGGGATAAGGCAGCACCAGACTTCCACGGGGACTTCGCTGCAATGGATAAGTGTACTCAAGATCAGATTATCAACCCAAAGCATTATAAAGACATATTGCCAGGATATGAGTATATGCAGATGATGGAGCATATACTTGGCAGTGAGGGGGTTAAGGCGCATCTCAAGGGCCAGATCTGGAAGTATCTGTGCCGTCTAGGGTCGAAGGATTCGGAGACACAAGAACTTGGAAAGATAATTTGGTATTCAGAGTATTTAAAAGATTACTTGGAAAGGGAAGCAAATGGGCAGACACCATATAATCCCGAAACACCTAGGGGGTGAGGCATCTGAAGTTACTGGAATTCCAAGAAGTACAATACAGAGTAGAATCAGACGAAAAAGGATATATCAACGATGACTACTTATACTCATGATTACGATATTGTGTTTTCAGTCAAAGGATCAACTGACTGCGATGCAAAAGATGTTACGCCTGAGATGATAAGGGAAGCACTGCTGGAGCGTATAGCAAAGCTCCAATTCCAAGATTGGAGAGCGGGTTGCGAACTACTAGGCTCTTATGACGAGGAAGATTACACTGACGTAGGTGGTCGAGAAGAAGTATGGCCTGATTTTGTGAATGGAGATCTAGTATGATTAGCCAAGAAGATATTGATGCGTTTAAGGAGAACGAGTTAGTGAGAGTTAAATACCTTATACTTAAAGATGACGGCTACGATGGTTGGAATATTCACTACTGTGACAGCAAGGAAGAGCTTGGGGAAGCACTTTGGGCTACTGATTATATGCACTTTATCTTCCCCATAAGAGATATAGAAGTTTACGAGGTTACTCGTGAGCTAACCGTTCAAGAGTTGTTAGAGATTAAAGGAAATACAAATGCTAAAGAAAGTTGAGCTAGCCTACATTCGACGTATGGCAAGAATGTACGAACGGTTTGATGACATGCCTAGACGAGCGGCTATTTTTCAAGCCTACAAATCTTATGAGTTTTACAAAGAAGCAGAAGTGGAGATCAACGATGAACAACAACAACGTAACGTTTGAAGAGCTTAACAACGTAACCTTTGACATGGAGGGTAAAGACTACACTCACCTTGCAGAGTCACTTGAACACTGGGCTTCAATGTTTTTCGAAGGAGCTATCTCTGATGAGTACTCAGAACAACTCACCTACTTGTTGTTTAACATGGCAAAAGAAATGCGAAACTTAACTGAGTAAACAGAAACTAACAAGTAATCTAGGAGAAACTTATGAAACTTGTAATTGACATTGAGGCTAACGGCCTCTTACCAACAGTATCTAAATTCCACTGTGCAGGGGCTATCGATGTAGACACAGGGCAAGAGTATTGGTTTAGGGATCATGAGCTTGCAGAGTTCCTTGTTCTGTTAGACAGAGCAGAAGTTATTGTAGCACATAATGCGTTGGGGTATGACATCCCAGCGCTAAACATTCTCTCTAAGAAGTACTACAATAAACCTTGGGAACCAAAGGCAGTAGTCCAGTGTACCAAGGTAATGTCTCAAGTCCTTAACTACCGTCGCTTTGGCTTTGGCCACAGCTTAAAGCTTTGGGGAAACTTCTTTGGGGATCAAAAAGGAGACTACACTGGCGGTTGGGAAGAATTTAACGAAGATATGTTTGAGTACATGAAACAGGACGTGCGGCTAGGTACTCGTGTTTACAAGTATCTCATTGAAGAAACAAAAAAGTATGCTGCTGCAGCTGGTTCCAAGAAGATCTTAAAAGCACTTCGCTTAGAAATGGAGATGGACCGTATCATGGTTGAACAATGTCAGGGTGGCTGGCAGTTTGACTTAGCAGCAGCAAAGGAGTTAGTTCAACACGTAGAGTATAAAATGAAGGATATTGAAAACTTCATTAACCCTAAGTTACTTGCAAGAGTAAAGAAAGTAGACAATGACCCGAAATCACCTAAGTTTACAAAGGTTGGAAAACCGCTTGCATGGATGCGTAATTGGTTTCAGCTTGATGATGGCGTCACTGTTGATACTTGCCCTGTCTGGGGAGAGTTTAACAGAATTGAGTTTATTACTGGCGATATCGGCAACACTGATACTGTTAAGAGGTATCTTGATAGTCTTGGATGGAAACCGGACGAGTGGAACTGGAAAAAGATTAACGGACAGTTCATCAAAGTCTCGCCAAAGCTCTCAGACAGTTCCTTGGAAGGACTTGGAGATGTAGGCCAGGCTCTAATGGAGTACTATACTTTGAGGTCTCGTCACTCTATTATGAAAGGTTGGTTTGAGTATGTTGACAAGAAGGGGCGTATTCATGGTGATGTGTTTAACGTAGGTACACCTACCTTTAGACAAACTCAC